CGTTGGTGGTGGTAAATGGAAAGGTCCATATATTCAAAACTGCACCAGTGACACCACTACAGGAACAGGTATCTACATTGATGGCAACTTAGCAGAAAAAACTAAGTCCATGAACGTTGACGCATTCACTCAATATAACCAAGGTGGTGTTGGTGTTGCAGTTACTAATGAAGGATATGCACAATTAGTTTCTGTATTTACTATCTGCTGTGATAAAGCAATCACGGTCCATAAAGGTGGACAGGCAGATCTGGCGAATAGTAACTGTAGTTTTGGAACTCAAGGACTAGTAGCTGATGGCGTCAGTCCTCAGCAGTTTACTGGAATTGTTACTGCCTCTGCTGCAGCTGCACAGGATAATATCACTATCAATGTTGGTGCAGTTACCACTAGACCTTACGATGGTCAAGTGGTTTATTTTGATCAACTTTTTAAATCAGTAGAGACTATTACTGTTGGTTCTGGTGGAACTGGATATACTCAAGCACCAACAGTTACAATTGATGCACCTGCAGGTCCCAGTGGAGAAACTGCTTCTGCTTTTGCTAGTATTGAAAATGGTTCTGTTACTGAGATTTCCATCATCAGTAGTGGAAGTCAATATACAGGAACTCCCACTATCACTATTTCTGGACCTCAGAGTGGTATCAACACCGCTACTGCAACTGCCAATATGGCAGATACTTATTTTACAATAAATAGTGCTACACCCATCGTCTCTGGAATAACTACATTAACACTTGCAGAAAATCTTATTAATACGGTAGGGGTTGGTTCCACTGCTTACTTCTTCCAACAAAGTAAAATTGTTGCAAGTTCTCATACATTTGAATATATTGGTTCAGGTAATACTATTACTTTAGCAACACCTAAACGTGGAGGAGTTACTATTCAAGCAAATGAGGTTGTAAGTCAAGAGTTTGTTCTCAGAAATAACACCCTTTATCTTAGCACTCAGTTAAATGGCACAATTAGCACTTAACAGATTTCAGACTGAAACTGCAATTTTGACAACCAGTGATCAGACGATCTATACTGCACCTGCAGGTTACACTGGTATTATTTTATATGCCCATGTCACTAACTATGGTGCTTCAGCAACCACAGTCACTTGTAAACATGTGAGGTCTGGAACAGAAACAGAAATTATTAACGCTGCCAATGTTCCTGTAAATGATGCATATATTCCTTTAGATGGAAAATTGGTTTTAGAAACAAATGATTCATTTAAAGCAAGTGCAGGTGCAGGAACCACACTTAAAATTCTTCTCTCAGTCTTGGAGACTGCAAACTAATGCCTAGACTTTTAAGTTCAGTTAACGGATCCAGTCAAGTGGGTATTTCCAGTGATGGAACTGACCTGGGCAATATGACTCGTTTGAATTTAGAGAGTAATAGAGTAACATTGGATACTACAACTGGAGTTGCAACTGTATTCAGTGATCCATTAACTATCGTTGGATTATAAATATATCTATGAGCTCTTTCTAACATGAAGAAAAACGGTAAGTGTCCTGCAGGACAATACTACTGCTACACTGATAAAAAGTGTAAACCAATCCCACAAGGATTTAAGGTAGTGGGTCGTGATGGATATCTCCGTAAAGAAAATGGTCATTCCGTAGATGATGAACCCGATACCAAAAAGAATGGTAACGGAAATGGAAACGGTAACGGTAATGGCAATGGTGGAACTGTTAGTGAAGAGGGTCTTCGTGATTGGTTTGGTAAATCCAAATCAAAAGATGGTAAAAAAGGTTGGGTCCAAGTAGTTTCAGGTAAACCCTGTGCTCGCCAACCTGGGCAGAAATCAACACCTAAATGTGTGTCTTCTGCAAAGAGAGCAAGTATGAGTAAATCAGAAAGACTCTCTGCTCAAAGGAGAAAAAGGGCTGCTGATCCAGGTCAACCACAAAAGACTGGAGCGGCAAAACCCACATATGTATCAACTGATAAACCTAAGAAGAAAATGAGCGAATCTACCGAGTTCATCACTCTACCACTCAATGTTGAGATTCCAAATAACATTAGAGATTTTAACTTAGGATTAATGTTCCGTGAAAGTTTGGATATTAATAGTGGAATGCTGTTCATCTTTGATGAAGTTGCAGAACAGTCTTTCCACATGACTGAAACAAGAATTCCTCTTGATATCGCTTTCATTAAAGAGGATGGAACAATCGAAAGCATCAAACAATTAGAACCATTTGACGAGAATCCAGTCGCTTCGGATGGAGAAGTACTGTGCGCGTTAGAAGTAAACCGTGGATGGTTCGCAGAAAATAATGTAGAAGTAGGTGATCAAATTGACATTGAGGAAGGCAAGAAAGATGCTTGCTACCACAAGGTCAAGTCACGCTACTCTGTATGGCCAAGTGCATATGCGTCAGGAGCATTGGTTAAATGCAGAAAAGTTGGAGCAGCAAACTGGGGAAATAAAACCAAGAAGGAAGAAATTGAACTTGATACATCTAGCACTGAACTTGATGAAAAGTGCTGGAAAGGTTATGAAAAGAAAGGTATGAAGACCATGTTTGGGAAGAGATATCCCAACTGTGTCAAAAAGGAAGAAACATCTGTATGCAATCACACCGGTAAAGGTAAAGATTGTCCTATTCATGGAATGATAGAATGTGATGCACCTGCAGGTGGCGATGGTGGTAAAATGGGTGCAGATAAAAATTATGTGAAACCAATGTCAGAAGCAGTTAGAATGCCTGCTAAGACTGGTAATATCATCATGACCTCTATTAATTGGAGAGGTAGATATTATGCACTTAGAATGTTCTTCCCTTCCACTAAGGTTCCCACCAAAGCTGAAGTTCAAATAGAAGTAGACAAAGTTTATCCTGGCGCAAGAGTACAAAGTTACCAAACCGCCGATTATGTCCCAGGACAACCACTACTCCAAGTTGCAGAAGGAGCAGCATGGACTAGGAAAGCAGGAAAAAACAAAGAGGGTGGACTCAACGAAAAAGGCAGAAAGTCTTACGAAAGAGAAAATCCAGGCAGCGACCTTAAGGCACCTTCAAAGAAGGTTGGAAATCCCCGCAGGGCATCCTTTTGCGCCAGAATGAAAGGAATGAAAAAGAAACTGACTTCATCGAAGACTGCAAACGATCCAGATAGCAGAATCAATAAGTCTCTTAGAAAGTGGAATTGCTGAGGTTAGGGTATGAGTGATAATGTATATCTTGGCAACCCTAATCTAAAAAAAGCGAATACTGCCATTGAGTTTACTCAAGATCAAATTCTTGAGTTTATGAAATGTAAGGAGGACCCTGTTTACTTTGCCAATAATTATGTCAAGATTATTTCTCTTGATGAGGGTCTAACACAGTTTCACCCGTATCATTTTCAAGAGAAGTTAATCAATAACTTCCACAACAACAGATTTAACATCTGTAAGATGCCACGTCAGACTGGTAAATCCACTACAGTCGTATCTTATCTTTTGCATTATGCTGTATTCAATGACAGCGTAAACATTGGCATCCTGGCAAACAAAGCAGCAACCGCAAGAGAACTCCTTGGAAGGTTACAGACTGCATATGAGAACTTGCCCAAGTGGATGCAACAGGGTATTATTGCATGGAACAAAGGTTCACTGGAGTTAGAAAATGGCAGTAAGATATTGGCAGCTTCTACGTCTGCGAGTGCTGTCCGAGGTATGTCGTTCAACATCCTCTTTCTCGA